ACAATTAATTCTCATAAATATTCTTCTTATGATTTAATAGGATCTCATCTTCATATAAATCCAAGAAGAAGCTGGTATGATTTTTTTACTCTCTCAAAAGCAGCCTTAGATTCATCTATTACAACTATAGCAAATGCAAATAATATTTCTGTACTTGACTATACTCAAGATGAGTTAAATGATTTTACAAGTGATATTGATGTTTCTCCTTATTCTCCAACAGTATATAATACTCCAGATATAATATCTTATCGTGGTAATGATTTTTTTGATGCTCTTTCTAATGCAATAAAATTAAAAGATTCAACTATTCTTAGAAATTTTCTTTCACAAAATGGAATACAAAATTTAAGATATGCTGATCCAAATTCAATTCCACAACTTGAACATCTAAAGGATTTGGGAATAAATTCTTCAATTTTTAGTGATGACATAGAAAGATTTTTAAATGGAGATTTATTAATCTATAGACCTGGATTATTAACCAAAGATGTATGGAAATATGATATTTTTGGTGATTCAGAATATGGAATAACCAAACCACCAACATTACCACCAGAATATGATCTTTTTGATGAAAATTTTGCAGCACAATTTGTAGTTTTTGGTAAGAGTTCTGGTGCTAGTAATATTTGTAAACAATTGAATTTGAAATGTGCAAATCCAAAAGGTCCAGTTGACAATTCAAATTGTCCACCAGAACAACCATATTGCAACTGTCCAGCTCAATATTTGATGCCAAAAGAGGCAGAACCATCATATAAGGATCTTGCAATCGCTTATGAGAATACTAAAGAATGTAAGTTAATAAAGGAAAATTTAGGTGATAATTTCTTAGGTTGTATTTTTTCAGATCCAGACAATGTTGCTTCGTGTAATTGCCCAGAGCAAGGAACACTTTATCCTTTATTCTTGCAATCAATTAGAACACAAGCGACATTCTGGGGAACTGATCCAAGAACCCCATTAAGAAGACAGGCTCAGATGAGTCTATTTAACGCTCAAAAAGCAGTAATGAGTATATTCCCAGACGATAGTCTAAGAATTGGACAGATAATAAGAGTACAAAAACCACTTTCTATGAATAAACAGGATAGAATTAGTGGAAAATGGATGATTACAGGCATAGAGAGAATCTATAAATCAACAAATATAGAAGTTATGAAAGTTTTCTTGAATAGAGACTCAATACCATAATTATAGATCTTCTGAGGAGGGAAGACCAATAATATTAAATAAATAAAGATATGCAATTATTTAAGAACATATATTCAGACATACCAATGTTCTTAACCAGGAATACTTTCACTGGGGATATCAATCTAAAGAAAGATAATACGGCAATAAAAGAAGCCCTAAAAAATATAGTCTTAACAATTAATTATGAAAGACCTTTTGATGTGGAATTTGGAACTCCAGCTTCTGGAGCACTATTTGAAAATCCATCAGATTTTGGATTTTATGTAGAAAATGCAATTGCAGCCGCAATAACAAGATACGAACCAAGAGTAAAATTGCAAAAAGTAACCTCAAAATTTAATACAGATAAAACCGTAACAATTAATATTGAATATGGAATAGGCGACTTCTCAATTAAAGATAACATTACAGTAACAGTAGAAAGAGTAAGATAATGCCATCATATCCAAATGTTACTCCGAACCTTGGAAAAATTAATTTTGATGATGTAAAGAAAAGTATAACTGATTATTTAAAAGCTCAGGATAGTTTAAAAGATTTTAATTTTGAAGGTTCTGTGATTCAAACATTAATTAATGTTTTGGCATATAACACATATTATTATGCTTTTTATTCTAATATGGTTGCAAATGAATCTTTTCTTGATTCTGCACAAAGACTTGATTCATTAATATCATTGACAAAACCACTTGGATATTTTGTACCTTTAAGAACATCAGCAAGAGCCACAGTAAATGTTACTGGATTAACATCTGATATTCCACAATATGCAAGATTTACAGGTGTAGATACTGATGGTATCATTTACAATTTTTACACTCTTGAGTCATATCAAAATATAGACAGTGCGGCTTTAAATGTTGAAATAGTTGAAGGTACTTTAACACAAGAATTAAATGTTACAAATCTAATTAATCAATCAAAACAAAGATTTTTTATAAACAATGCAAATATTGACGCATCTACAATAAGAGTAAAAGTTCAGAAAAATGGAGTTACAAACCCAGATAATCCAAAACAACCTTGGACATTAGTTGATAACTTTGGAAGTTTTTCGGTTGCTGATCAAAATGTATTTTATCTAGAGAGAGCTAATAATGGTGTTTATGTTTTATTTGGAAAAATAAACAGTCTTGGCAACTCGGTAGATACAGCAAATGATTATGTTTTTGTTGATTATCTAACTTCTAGTGGTTCGGATGCTAATGATATTGTATCCTTTAATTTAATTGATAATTTAGGAGCCAATATTAATATTGGATTGGTTAAGAAATCTCATGGTGGTAGAGACGAACCAGACATTGATCTTGTTAAGTTTGCAGCACCAAAAGTCTTTGGTGCTCAAAATAGAGCAGTAACTAAAGAAGATATAAAAGGTTTGATTGCTCCTTTCTTTGCCACATCTAATGATTTTACAGTTTATGGTGGAGAAGAAATATTTCCACAAAGATTCGGAAGAGTATTTTTCACAGCAGATTTAGATCCAAATGATGAAGATGATCAACTTTTAATTCAAAACATTTATAATGTTTTAAATGATAAATGTGTAGTTACTGTAATTCCTGAATTTACAGTCCCAAGATCATTATCCATACAAAATGAAGTTTTCTTTACATTTAACTCAAATAGATCTTCAGCAGCTACTTCAAGCTCAGACGAATTGACTAGAAATGGAATTAAAACTTTACTAGTCAATAATTATAATACAGTTGGATCTTATAACTTTGTATTTAATGCAAGTGATGCAATAGCTGATATATTAGAAGTTTATCCAGATGTCATAATTGAACCATCAGATTTTAGAATATTCTATACAGAAACATTCAGTTCTTCTGGTAAGTTAACTATTAATCTTGAAAACGAACTTAATATTCCATTTTTCACCGATTTTGAAATAACAAATGAGTTCAGAAATAAACAAAATCAAACAGTAAAACTAGTAGCTTATATTACACCATCACAAAATAAATTTGATTTTTTCAATCTAAAAACTCTAAGAAAGCTATCTGATGGAACATTTGTTCCTTATAGCCAAGTTTTGGGAAGAATGAATATCAAAAAAGGCATAATAGAAATTTACGATAATCGTTCAAATAATACTTCTGTTACTGTTTCTGTTGATTTTAAAAACAGTTACTTTACAACAAAAACCAATAATAAAATTAGATTCACAACAGGAGCAGTTGAAATCAAGTAATGCTTTCTGGATTTACCAACAGTGCAATAAAAAACATCAACCATACTCTGGCTGATTTTTTATCTACAATTATAGATGATTATGATACTGAATTTCCACCAGAAGTTCAGCAAGCTATTGCAGCTAAAAGTTTAAGTGGGGACAATACACTTAATATAGATGAAATTACAGGAACATCCTGTGTTACAAATTTTGATATAGAAAGACTTATACCAAACTGGGTTGTTGCTGAAAAGAACAAAAAAGTTGCAAACGGAGAAACAAATGTAATATCTGTTTTTGATTTTTTGCAAAAATATTATGATTGGCTATATTGTGATGCTCCAGATGGAGCACAATATTCTCTAAGCACAAGTTTATTAGATGTAATAGATGTTCAGAAAACAAGAGAAGAGTTTTTAAAAAGAATATATTCAGTATATTTTAGCTCTTTTCCTTATGATTCTGTAAAGTCGAATCCAAATATAGTTTTTGATCTTCAAAAAGCAAGAGATTTTATAGTCTCTATTAGAAATAATTTACACAGAAGAAAAACAAATAGAGAGGCAATAAGATACTTCTTTACTCAATTGTTTTCGGTGAATGAAGAAGATATATTAGTTTATTTCCCAAAGAAAGATATTTTGCGTCTTAATGGTGGAATGTTCTATAATGATTCCTTTTCATTTATTTCTGCAACTGGTGACTATGAGAAGACAAACATTCTTGGCTCTGCCTTGAATGTTTCTAGATTCCAAGATAATGATTGGTTTCACGATTGGTCTTATCTGATATATCTTGGTCACAGTCTAGATAATCAACCTCTAAAAGAAGCTTATGTCGAGTCTTTACATCCAGCTGGTCTTAGACTTATATTTGGAAAACAAATAAGTGATTATCAGGGTCCAGGTCTAGCTGATGAAGATTCCAGAGTTTGTGAATATCCAATGCTTAAGAATTATGCACCTTATGCTCCAACTTTATCATATCCTTTCATTGGATCATTTTATGGATTAAGTCTTTTTGGTCTTTCTGGTTGCAGTGGTTGCTTGGGAACATATATCACACCAGCAGCCACAGGATTCACTGGACCGTTGCATGTAATGCCCACATGGGCTGGATTGCAAAATAGATTTTTTGACATAAATATTTTAAGTTTCATTCAACTTTGTGTTGAAGCTGGTGTAACCAGCCCAAATGAAAATAAGACTTGTACGGGTTGCTAATATGTCGAATAAATCAACTACTTTAAAAAATTACCTCAAAGATATTGGTACAAACAACCAAGTGTTTTTTATGTTTGGAAACACTCCAACTTCTTTAGAGAGTGACACAAACGAGCAGGCCATAGATGTTTGGAAAAATTCAAGCCTGTCATACCGTGTTGCAAGAAAAGACAGCATAGCAGTAATACCAAATGTAACATGGTCTTCTGGAAACATTTATACCTCTTGGTCTGAGCTATCGGCTAATACTGGTTCTTACTATGTTTGGAATAGAGCAAATGGAGTTGTCTATCTTTGCATATCAAATAATGATTTAAATAGAAAAGATCTAGAAGGAACAATCAATTCAACAGAAGTTCCTTCACATTCGTTTGGTCTTAAAAAGTATCCAGATGGATATACTTGGCTCGCTTTATATAAAATTACAGCCGATTTATTGCGCTTTGTGACTACAAATTGGATGCCTGTAATCTCTTTTGATGACTATAGAATAAATGACACATCCAGATATTCTAAGGCTCAATCATTTTGCACAAACAACCAAGCCCAAGAAGGTTTCTGCGGCGTTTATGCTAAAAAGTCAATGCAGATACCAAATGGATCATCTAGTTTTCAAACATATAGTGCTGGAAGTTTGATAAGTTCATTTGAAACGACATGCAAAAATTGTTACTTCATGTTTGAAAATGATGATCGTTTTGTTTCTGTTTTCACAAATTCAGAATCAGCCACATCAATTTCAGTGAAAGATACATTTGATGAGGTTGCTGATTTAATTTCAAGAAATGCCATCTCACCATCTTCTCCATATTACGCCTTATATCAGATTGCCAACAATGGTCTTCAAGATGGAGCAATCGTATCAGCCATTATAGATTTAAGTGAATTCACCGAAAGTAGTTTGGTTGTTGATGAAATGAACCCTCTACTCACAATAAACAGTAGTTCTGGTACTGGTGGATCTATTCGTTTAGTGACATATAAAAATGCTGACGGTGAAAATATAGTTGAGGGTGTTGAAGTCCTGTCAAACGGACAAGATTACCGAGATATAAGTGTTTCTATAACATATTCTAAATTCCCATACTTAACAACAGAACAAGTTGATGCTCTAATGGAAGCCATTGAGATCAATTTAGATACAATAGACGGTCTAAACTTTGACCCAGTATCAGCTTTAGGATCAGAAAATATCCTATTCGATATAAGAATTGAAACCAACTATTTGCGTCAAAACGACATAACTGTACCAGAACAAATCAATTTCTATGGATTGGTAGAAAACCCAATAGAAGAAATCGATTCAGAAACATCCATAGTGGCTGGTTCTCAATATGGTAAAGATTTTTCATATATTGAAACAAATTTAGTCACAGTAAATGCAATAGGACCATCTGTTCCACCCACAAATACAGGAAATACAACCGCAACCACAGTTGGTGGAAAAGAAATAGAATTTATTTCCATTAGTGGAGCAAATCAAATTGGCCCAGTTGCTGACGAAGTAGAGGTTGATCTAAAACTAACTGGTCTTGACTATAAGGTGGCTCAAGATCTAAATACTTTGACTGTAAATAGTGCGGTTTATGCTGTTCAAAGTGTAGAAGTTCCAGTTTTCAAACAATACACTGGAAAGGTATCACAGTCAAAGAAATTGGAATCTGCACTACAATTAGGATCATCTACAGCAACTAGCGAAAATACTAGAATATTTCGTATAAATATCGTAAAGGGTTTTTAAATGGCAATAGCACCTTTTGGTGATCAATTTATTTTAGAAGACACAAGTGTTTACGGGTCTAGAGTATCTGATTTTATCTCAAGACCTGTTAATTATATTATGTCTGGTTATAAACCAGGTTATGCCTTGCAAGCTTCAGAATTAAATGAATTACAAGAACAATTCTTTTTACAACAAACTTTAACAAATAGATGTTTGTTTAATTGGGTTTCAGATAATAAAACACCTTTTGGCAATGGAACCACACCATATTTTCCAACTAATTTAACTGTTGGTTCTTCAAGTACATTTAATTTAACAATTACTGCTTCCGCTGGTTGGTATTTTGTTGTAGATAAAACTTATTCTTCAAATGGAATAAATGTAAATTCTGGAATTGGATTTTGGTGTTATTTAAACCAAAGTATCAATACA